GAGATTAAGAGAAGCGGGTGCGGGCATAATCGTTCTTCCGATACTGTTCTCTGAAGAGGACAGGTTGGGTGGAGACCAGGACCTGGCACAGGCCTTGGTACAGAACGGCATAGTGATCGCACAGGCGGGCACCACACAGACCAACAGGAACGCAGTGCCACGTGGAGTGGCCAAGATAGGTGATCCCCTGCCCTGGTTGTTTGAATGGCCAGGCATGCTGGGACCGATACCGCTACTGGGAGACAACGTGGATGGGGTCGGGGTCGTGAACACCACACCCGAGATAGATGGTGTGGTCAGGAGACTGCCGTTGCTGATGAGGGTGGGCGAAGAAGTCTATCCCAGTGTGGCACTGGAAGTGATAAGGGTCGCAGTTGGTGATCCAAGTTATCAAGTCAAGGCCACGGAAGGTGGCGTGATAGCACTGAGAGTGCCAAAATTCAAAACAGTCAAGACGGACCAGTACGCAAGGATATGGTTGAGATGGAACAAAGAATTCCCAACGATCAGCATAACCGATGACTTCAGTTCGGTCGCAGGCAAGACAGTGATCATAGGAAACACAGCACAAGGCATCAGCACCATAATAGCGACACCACGTGGTGAGCAGTACAGCCACACTGCCATGGCGGTGAGCCTACAGACCGTGCTGAACGGTGAGAACATAGTGAGGTTGGACACTGCCACGTTCCTCGAATATGCGGCGGCGGGAGTGTTAGCCTTGACGATAATAGTGCTGGCGGCGTTCGCACCCTACTGGTTGGTTGCGGCCGTGCTGTTGACCGTGTGGACGGGGACGGCCTATGGTGCCTACTTCTACTTCACCAAGCATCTACAACTGTGGGACGCCAGTTGGATCATCTTGGTCACCACCATAACGGGCTTCCACGCGGTGTTCAACAGGTTCGTCAAGGAGTTCAGCCTCAAACAACAGATCAAGAAACAGTTCGGAACGTACCTATCCCCGGACATGGTGGCCCAACTACAGAAGAATCCGGACCTACTGAAACTGGGTGGAGACTCCAGGGAACTTTCAATAATGTTCACTGACGTGAGGGGATTCACCGCCATATCAGAACACTATGGTAAAGACGTACAGGGCCTGACCAAGATAATGAACAGGTACATGACCGCCATGACCGCAGAGATACTGGAGAACAAGGGCACCATAGACAAGTATATCGGAGACGCACAGATGGCGTTCTGGAACGCACCACTGGATGACCCGAACCACGCGGAGAACGCCGTCAGAACAGCGATCCGGATGTTGGACAGTCTAAAAAGTTTCAATGAAGAGATACAACAGGAAGGCATACCCGCTTTCGGAATGGGCATGGGCATCAACACCGCGGAGGTGGTGGTGGGCAACATGGGATCGGACCAACGCTTCGACTACACCTGCCTGGGTGATGGAGTCAACCTGGCCGCCAGGCTGGAGGGACAGAGCAAGAACTATGGCGTGTTCATAGTGCTGGGCGAGGAGACGGCCAAGCAAGTGGACAACAAGATAGACGTGTTCGAATTAGACTGCATAGCGGTCAAGGGCAAGACCATAGGGGTCCGGATCTACACCGTGGGACGAGAGACCGAACACCACAGGCAGTTCCTGGAGGCCTACTATGCCGGTGACTGGGACGAGTCGCTGAAGAGGTTGGACGACGCCATGGAGTTCCATCCGGAGTTCCACAACTACTATGTCATGATGAAGAAACGACTTGCTCTGGGTAAACCTGTTGACTGGGACGGCACATTTAAGGCCACAACCAAGTGATTATTTCCTAGATAACCAAGCCTGATCTTCGTCCGTGACTGGCCACATTATTGTACCCTCTGCCAGTGTGCTGGCCATTCGGCGTCTTGTTGCTGTTTTGAATTTACCACGATCTCTGTGTCCGGTGTTTCATCCCAACAGCAGTCGTCACGAGAAACACATCTGCTTTCAACATAGACCTTCTTGGTCTTTTTCTTGTCTTCGTACATTGTATTGTTTCCTTTTTGTAAATTATTGCTTGTAAATTTACTTATAGTAAACTTATATGGAAAATCCACGAAATCCTAGCCGTGAGGTGTAAACGAAGTAAATTGTTTGTAAATTTAAATTTACAAAATTTACAAAATTGAATTGACTATTTTAGGAATGTTCTTATCTGTTTTTCCAAATCCGCCAGATTGGAATCCAAGTTGGCCTGGTCGGATTCACTGTTTTCTATGATCAACAGATCGTCTCCGAACAGTCTACCGTACCTGCCAAGGTTCTGCCTGATCAGGTCGTAGTTCTTGCGTATCACTTCCTCGGGCACCTGCCTTGGTCTCATCCTGTTCCTCTTGAGCTGTGTGGCCAGGTCAGCGTTCACGAACACCATCATGGTCCTGTAGCCCTCCTCCTCCAGTTCCTGTTTTATATCTCGTATTCGCACGAAAGACCTGCCCGTGGTGTCTATGATCATGCCCAGTTTCTCTCCCTGGTAGTGCTGTTGCTGTTTGCCCACTATCTGTTTTGATCGCTGTCTCAGTGGCTCCCTCGTGGGCTTCTCCCGGTCCGGCATCTTGAAGTCCAGTCCGCCCTTCCTCATCAACATCTTGAGCGCCGCGTCAGGGTTGACCTGTTTGAGACCATAGAAAACGGAGGCCAACTTCCTGGCGATGAACGTCTTGCCCGAGCCAGCGCCGCCGGCGAAGAATATGGCCCTGTTGGTGTAGGGGTCGAACCTGCCCTCTATGATTTCACTGATCAGCATTGTTATTTCTTGGCGTCGCCCGTGGAGTCGAAGCTCTCGGACTTGGATTTATATTTGGCCAGTATCTCGTCCAGCTCATCCGAACGCCCTGACTTTATTATCTCTTCTTTGTATTCTAAAACCATTGATAGTTTAGTGTTCAAACGTATCATGTCGTTGTCCAGCATGCGGATACGATCAACCAGTTTGATCAGTGTGCTTGAAGCATCGCCCAGCACGGGTTTGATCTCTTCCGTCACCCACTTCCAGATGTAGAAAACCAAGTAGCCCAGGCCCATGGCCGCCACTATCGGGAATCCAAAATCTTTTATGATTGATACCAGATCGTTAGTCACGCCTCGCATCCTCCTTACCTTCATTTGCGGCTAAGCGCTCAGCGTTTGGTCTGATCTTGAAAATGTAACTGAGTAATGCGTCTATCTTGACCAGGTCATTGTTCATGGTCTGAACCCTGTTGTCCAGTGCTCCTATTATGGCCTTGAGTGAATTCACTGATCCGGTCACACTGGCAAGTATGAATTTCAATGTGATGAACACGAACGCACCCGCGGCAATGGCTCCCGCTATGGGGAAACCCACTTCTGCTATCAAAGTCACGAAATCCATAATATGCTGGTATTTATGAACCGCTAGTTTAATGATCCCAACCCTATATTAAATACTTTTAGATGAAGTTCATTATGGTCATCCTCATATGCATCAGCGGTCAGTGTCAGAACCTGTTCGAGGAGCACCTGTACGACTCAAAAGCGGAGTGTGAGGCCGAGGGAGCGGTGGCCAAGCAGTACATGATGGAGACCTATCCATCAAGCTCTGGTGAGATCTGGTGCCTGACCACGGACGAGTTCCAGGAATACTGGAAATACCTAGAACAACAGCAGAGACAGTCACAGCCTGACGCCTAATTGACATTACCATAAATCTGTAGTATAATAACAGCATGAGTAAATTTTGGATGCTGGCCAATCGTCTGACTTCACAGATGTATGAACGTGACAGATTTATCAAAGTGGCCAAGGACATGGACATAAATTTCACCGTGGTGTTCGCTGACGAAGTGGACCTGCTGGTGTCACGTGATGACAGGAGGTCTATCAGATACAAGGGCGAAGCAACCGAACTGCCAGATGTGTGCCTCGCGAGGACAGGAAGTTCAACGGGCTTCTACAATCTGTCAGTGCTGAGGCAGTTGGAGAGACTACATGTGCTCACACTACCAAATTCCACGGCCATAGAATCTTCCAAGGACAAATTCTACAGCAACCAGATACTGGCGCAGGCCGGACTGCCCATACCCAAGACCATGTTGGCACGTTTTCCGGTGTCCCAGGACTTGGTGGAGAAACAGATAGGACTGCCCTGCGTGATCAAGGTGGTGACGGGATCGCACGGCGCGGGCGTTTACCTGTGTGAGACGCTGAAACAATTTTTAGATCTGCAGGAACTGATATCATCATTGGACTCCAAGAACTCCATGATCATACAGGAGTACGTGGAGGAATCCGCTGGTCGTGACCTCAGACTCATAGTCGTGGGCGGCAAGGTCATAGGTGCCATGGAGAGATCCAGCACGGATGGAAACTTCAGGGCGAACATCTCCAGGGGTGGCGATGCCAAACCATACAACATCGATGAGGAAATGGAGATGCTGGCGCTACAGGTGGCCAGGGTACTGGACCTTGACGTGTGCGGTGTGGACCTGCTGTTCAATGGTGATGGCTACAAGATATGTGAGGCAAACTCGGCACCAGGGTTCGAGGGTTTCGAGCGTGCCACGGGCATAAACGTGCCGGAAAAGATATTCAAGTACGCGGGGATCAGGATATGATCCACGCAATGATAGATCTGGAAACACTTTCCACCAACCCCAACGCCACGATACTGACAGTGGGTGGTGTGAAGTTCGATCCCTACACCACGGCGGAACCCTCACAGGGCATGTACTTCAGGGTGGACGTGGACTCACAGACCGAGATGGGTCGTGACGTGATGCAGGACACCTTGGACTGGTGGGGTCGACAGGATCCCGAGATCATGGAGGAAGCATTGGGAGATAAAGATCGTATTTCTTTGGACGCAATGATCAAAACAATCAACAAATGGTCGGTTGGAGTGGACGTGTTCTGGTGTCAGGGACCTTTGTTTGACTACGCCATACTACAGAATCTATACACACAACTGGGACACCCACAACCATGGCAGTACTGGCAGATCCGAGATTCAAGGACACTGTTCAGTCTGGTCCCTAGAGATCCAAACGAGAAGAGGACCGGTTTACACAACGCACTGGAGGACTGCTACTTCCAGGCCCGGAAGGTACAAAGAGTCTACAAGCAGTTGGGGATAAAGAATGCTAGATATTAAGAACAACTATAAGATTGTGGCACAGACCATAATCACACACATCAGACCAGACCTACAACTGCATTTCTTCTGGGCGATGTTCCTTACACTGTTCGCATTGTTCTGGCAACCGTTCATATACCTGGGACTGGTTGCAACTGTCATAAAGGAATCACTGGACCTATGGAGCAAAGGACACTGGAGTTGGGATGACTTCGTGTTTGGTGTGCTGGGTTGGATCATGGGTGCCTACTTCGTTGGCTTGATCGCATGAAGTGGTATACCATAGAGGACCTCTATACCATAGAGCGATACAAGATCCGACATAATCGTAATCCCAAGACACCATGGATAAGATTGTCCTGTGTTTATAAAATCAAAATCGGAAACAAGATCGTACACGTGGGCAGATCCGACACCTGTCGCAAACACGGTGGGGCGGAGAAGGTCAGGAAGGCCCTGGTAAACCTACTGGACGTGCATGACCACAATCCCAGTGTGCCCAAGACCAAATATTGGCAGGAAATCAGGTTGCGACACAGGCCAAATTCCAGTAATATAAGGATAGGAATCATAGAAACCAATGCCATCGCGAAAACCTATCTACAAGAAGCCATTTGAGAAAGTCAACACAGTTGATGAGAGCGTGTGGTTCAGCAACGACACACCGGTCATGGAGACGGATTTTACTTTCGTTTTCGATGACAGATATCCCTGCGTGGAGGGACATAGGTTGTTCATACCAAAGGAGGACAACTCACACTTCGTGGGCAGATCCTACGGGTTGGCCTATGACTACGGTCATGATCAGATCAAGGAAGGCAAGATAGCGGGATTTAACATAGGCATGAACATCGGACGCTGTGCCGGCCAGACCATCATGTGGCCACACATACACTTCATACCCAGGCACAAGGATGATGCCAAAAAGATAGGTGGGATCAGACACGCACACCCAGGTGCAGATCACTTCGAATACTATTCAGAGGAAGACACATATGAGAAAAGTAAAGAGAAAAAAGAAGATCAGTCGTAAGATCATACCCATGCCCATCTACGTTTCTCCGGACGGTGGCGAGACCGTGTACGAGCAATTACCAAACGGTGACCGGAAACTGGTGGAACAATCGCGACGGGCCCGGGACAACGAGCAAGCCTTCGAGGAGTTGGATATGGTGGGAACGGAGGCCATAGAGCTGAGGAGAAAACATCCAGCACTACAGAAAGCCTGGGATCAATACCGCACCATATGGCATTTAATCAACGAAAATAACTGATATGTATAACTTATTCCCGTTTGTATTTTACCAGCAGTGTACGTGCTTCTGTGTGCGTCTAAAGGGGTGATTAAATACGACGATGACCAAGTATGTGAGCATAATAGGCAATGGTGAGAGCAGGAGGGGATTTGACATCAGCCCCCTTAAATCTTTCAGCACCGTGGTCGGATGCAACGCCATCTACAGAGACTATGTGACAGAATATCTTTGTTGTGCCGACAAGCATATGTGCCAACAGGCCGTGAACGCGGTTGGTAAGGGCACAACAATTTACACTAGAGATAAATGGGCGGACCAGTTCGCACATTGGCCCAACGTAAAACAATTTCCAAATCTTCCATACTCGGGAGAGAAGAGGCAAGACGAACCATTCCATTGGGGTACGGGTCCATATGCGGGTGTGCTTGGTCTTACGTTCCGACCCAAGGCCATATTCATGTTGGGTTTTGATCTGCATCCTCTGGAAAAAGACAAGATCAACAACATGTACACAGGTTCAGAAGGATACACCTACATCAAGAGGCCAGTTGATCCCTCATACTGGATATACCAGTTCCACAAGTTGATGGGATACTCAGATCCAGACACAAGATGGATAGTGGTAAATCATGACCGTTGGGAGATGCCCAAGGAATGGAGCCAACATGGAAATGTGTTCCAGGAGACCTATGACGGCATGGCCAAATTCATCAACAAACAGTTGACAAAAAACTAATACAATATAAAATTACTGTATGATCAAACCAATGGTGGATCACCTGATGGTCCAACAACAAATAAAATCTCCGCACAAGAAATGGAAGCACATGGTGGGTGTGATGTGCCTAAATTTGACTTATAGGAAACACGTCAAAATAATTTTACCAAAACTTTTTAAAAGATATCCAAGTCCTGAAGCATACCTACGTGGGAGACTGAAGACGCAACAACAGATGTTGAAACCACTGGGCATGTGGGAGGTGCGATCTAAAAGGATAAGGAAAATGACCGAGCAATATCTAGAATGGGATGGCAAGGACGCCGGAGAGTTGCATGGCATAGGCAAGTATGGATCTGACAGTTACCAGATATTCTTCCACAATCACATACCACCCAACGTGCAAGACAAAGAGTTGAAGAAATACATTGACAATCTAGTAGGATAGTTTATAATAAAGGATATGTTTGATAAAATAAAAGATGGAGATCTAGTTACTCTAAAATTGGCTTCGGGAGAAGAAGTCATAGCAAAATTCACAGGCAAGGCCGACACGTACGTCAGTATAGAAAAGGCACTTGTACTAATGAACGGACCACAGGGTCTTGCATTTGGTACATTTTTCTCCACTGCCAAACAAGACATACCGTTTGACATAGCAATAGATAAAGTTGTGTCTATAGCACACATCAATGACAAGATCGCTGATGAGTACAACAGAGTATTCAGCAAGATAGAGGTGCCCAAGAAACCCAGCATAATCACCTAATGGCACATTTTGACAAACACTCCACTAGCATCAAAGCACTGGTAGATGTATCTGAGGCCATGCTCAACGCAATGGAAAAACACGGCATAGATCCGGAGACAGTGGCCAACAGGAACGAGTTCACGGTGATGATACACTTTCTCAAGAGCATCATTGACGGAGAATTAAATATACCCAACGAACTGACGGACCGCATCAGAGACACAGCGTTCCAGATGGACCTAGATCAGAAGATTGACAAGAAGTTGAACTGATGATCGAGAGGACTCAAGACTTTCAACCCTCTATAAACACTCTGCAAGTCATCAACGCAAGGAGAAAAGATGACTTACTACTCAACTAAAACATACGGACACAACATAGGACTATCTGCAGTGTTCAGACAACCCAACGCAGACCACTCACATTGCCACCTACTGCACGGATACAGCCTGGCATTCAAATTCACGTTTGGTTGCAAGGACCTAGACAACAAAAACTGGGCAGTGGACTTCGGAGGACTTAAGCCATTGAAGAAATGGTTAGAGAATCACTTCGATCACAAACTGGTTCTTGACGAGAATGATCCACATCTCGAAAAGTTCAAGGAACTTGAAGAGCTGGATCTCGCTGACATCAGGATATTCGACGGCGTGGGTGCTGAAAAGTTTGCGAAACATGCCTTTGATGCCGCCGATGACATAATTAGAGCGGCCACAAATAACAGGTGCTACGTTGTTGAATGCGAATGTATGGAACACGGAGCCAATAGTGCCATCTATAGAAAAGACTAATTTTATACATGATATGGTGAGGGTAGGCCTAATAGAAAAGGCCTACTACATCCAGATATACGACACTCCGTTAGGGCACAGATGGCTCGATGCACTCAAAGACAATCTCAAAAAGCAAAGGATATTAGAAAAGAACTTCTGTTTCCTCGGCTTCGCAGATTCAAAGAGAGATCTTAACCATCTTGTAGGTGAGTTGAACAACAGTGTTGCACAGATTAATTCTTTCAAATTTGAACCTGCTTACGAAAAGATACACCCATTCACAGCAGATGATTTCCAGTACAGCAGTAAACTACCTATAGGTAAAGCAGTGAACGGAGACGAAATGGCCACACCAGGCAAACGACTCAAACACGAGAGTTGCAATCTCCTACACAGATATTTCGAAGAACTACAAGGTTCCGCATGGAAAATATCGGAGTACTACAAGCAGGCGGATTACGAAACAAAATATGCTATCCGACAATTGAATAATATTTGTCACGAAATTGAAAGTTGGGTGGCGGCTGATCGTAAAAAGGCATTCGAACCAGAATGGATGAGACCTTCTCAGATAACAACCTTTCTAAATGCACCGAGACATGACCTACATGCTGAAGATTTCGAATTGTTCAAAGCAAATAGGTATGATCGAGAACTAGGTGGTGTTTACTTACATTGGTCACAGGTCGGCAAAACACTCTATGAAGTGTTCAGGGACGAACACGCACCTAAGATGACTGATGCACTATGTTCAGAAATTAATCATCAGAAATACTATTCCGGCGAATTTGATGTTGAATGGGGTAAAACTATAACAGAGTCTGATGATTTCAAAAAGGAAGAAATGAATCAATACAGGGCATGGTTGAAAGATAATGGTTATGACTGGGAAGATCCAAGACTATCTTTGGGATACATCAAAATAGGACAAGTAGATCTACAAAGGACATTTGGAACTAACGCAACATTCCTCGAAATTCATGATATAATGAATGAGAATTTAAATATCACTAGCATTAGAACAATTTTTGGACCATCAATCGAATGTGAGTATCCATACTCACTGGATAGCGATGACTGGAAACAAATACAAATGGAAGGGTTGAAGCAGGGGTATGAATCATGTAGTATGCGTTAAATGGGGCAACAAGTATATTTCTAAATATGCCAACGTGCTCAACAACATGGTCAAACGACACACCACTGTGCCTTTTCAATTCCATTGCCTCACAGACGATGCCAACGGATTGGATCCAAACATCAATGTGATTAAATTGCCCAATGATCCATGGATCAAATCTTGGTGGAGCAAACTGTGGATGTTCTCACCCGAGATGCCCGTCAAGGGCAACATACTGTTCTTCGACCTGGACGTGGTGATATTTGACAACATAGATCCGCTGTTCTCACACACGGGCAAGTTCAACATCATCAGAGACTTCAACAGGTGCAGGGTCAAGGACTGGAAACTGAGCAACTCCAGTTGCATGAGATGGCAGGCCGGAACCATGGACTACCTATGGACGGAATTCAAAGATCGATTCGCACAGATTATGCAACAGAACCACGGTGACCAGGACTGGATAACCAAGAGGGCCAAGGACGACATAACATGGTTCCCCGACGAATGGATAAGATCATATAAGTGGGAGATGATAGGACTCAAGGATACAAAACTACTGACCAAGGATGGACGCAAGTTCTTCCGTGAGCCCTGCAAGGTGGCATCAGGCAACCGGGTGGCGGTGTTCCACGGATCACCCAACCCCATGGAGTGCGCGGACGAATGGGTTATAACACACTGGCGATGATGAAACAGAGTTACGGAAAAGTGAAAGTGAAGAGGGCCAAACCAGGCCTGGACGAGGTACCCGAGGACTGTGGGTACATGAAGAAGTTCCGTTTCAACATAGACATGAATTCCAACGGCATAATGGGCGACTGCATCGAGTGGTGCCAGGTCAACTGCGAGGGCAGATGGGGTTGGTGGTTCGAGCCTGTGGGCGAGATAGAGGATCCCAAGAACCACTGGGAGGATCAGAACGCCTACATGAGCTTCCAGCGGAAACGAGATGCCACACGCTTCTGGCTAGCAGTGGGAATCAAAAACATGGGCAACAGGGATGGATAATTACTAGTATGAGTTTATTCGAGATCACGGACGCGGCCAAGCAACAGATGGAACGACTGCTGGCCAAGAACCCAGACAAGTGGGCGGTGAGCCTGATGGTTTTGGGAGGAGGATGTGCGGGTTTCAAGTACGAGTGGGCCTTTGTGGACAGACAAGAAGATGTAAATGAAGGTGACCATATCGAGGACTGGGGCACCGGTCGTTTCGTGGTTGACGAGACAAGTATGCTGTACGTGGCCGGTACCAAGGTGGACTGGATAGAGGAGACATTCGGATCACAGTTCGAGATATCAAACCCCAATTCAACCTCCGCATGCGGTTGTGGAGAGTCATTTGGCATCTGATGGACACCGCATTCGTTATAGGCAACGGTGAATCCAGGAACATATTCCCAATAGAGACACTAAAAGGACACGGCATCATATATGGTTGCAACGCCATATACAGGGATCACCCAAAACTGTGTGATCACGTAGTGGCAGTGAATCCACCGATGTATGAGGAACTCGCCAAGTGGCACAATAATGGCAAAGAATCACCGAGAATATACAGCATCAATGACATCAGCAAGTGGGATTACATCTGCGATGGTGACAAGGAAACCGATGTGCCCGAGGGACTCAAGATCTACAGGGTATGGCGTGGCGGTGACATCAAGAAGGGTGGCAAGATAAAGACCAATGACTTCTCCAAGGCCAAGGGATCGGGGTGCAGTGCGGTTCTGATGGCGGCCGAGTCGGGCATCAAGAATGTTGTCATAATGGCGTTCGACATAATGGGTGCCCAGCAGTGGGAGATGGACACGCCCAGCCGGATACAGAACAACATCTACAAGGATTCGATAAACTATCCAGGACGCGAGAGCATGAAGGCCTATCTCAAATACGAATGGATGTACCAACTGAGGCAGACGTTCCGCAGATTCCCCAAAACAAACTTCCACTTCATAAACAGGAAAGAATACCTGGAGGGCAATCCGTTCCTGAGATGGTACTTCGATCAACCAAATATAAAGTCGGGCATATACGCTGACCTACAGAGATGGATCACCGGCCTTCGTGATGACATCAAGTGGCGTAGGTTATAGGGTCCTGGTACTGCTGGCGTCCAACTGATACACCCGACGCATCTTGACACCCACGCTCTGGGCGAACTTCTTTGAATCACACAGGTGGCACACGTGCTTGTATTCGTTGGATGCCCTCTGCACGTCAACCCGCGATTTGGGCCTCATGAAGATGTTGGAACAGGCGTCACACTGGAAAACGTATATGGTGTAGGTGCGTCGGAAGGTGTGGGGAACACCCAGTTTGCTCTCCCTGTTGTGCAATCTCAGGGTCTTCAGCGTCTCTATGAACATACCAGTATTTAATAAATATGCATAACAGATTATGGCGAAACTTACTATAGACACGGGAACAGCGGGCAATCCGGCGACGGGAGACACCCTAAGAACGGCGATGACCAAGGTCAACTCTAACTTTGATGAGTTGTACAAACCATCTGGTTCAACCACCATTTCTGGTGGCGTCCTAGATGTGGATTTCTCCAAAGGATTGATCACGGTGGCACATTCCTCAAACATCACATCAGTCACGTTCAGCAACGTGACGACCGACAGTAAAAACGAAATCGTGGTTGTTTTGACACAGGACGGCACAGGCGGTAGGACCATAACCAGTAGTGGATATTCCACCGCGGGCGGGCTGGGACTGGACATTTCTACAACGGCCAATCATGTGAACATAATAACGTTCCTGACCACGGATGGCACCACCGTGTACGGTTTCAGCAACGGCAAGAATTTCGGATAGGAGACCGACCAATGCCGGTCTATCAGATCCCCAATAAAGACATAGGAGTCGACAGGACAATATCTGGTACCACGACGGCACTGACCATGGTCTCCATCAAGAACCCATCCACAGGGGACACAGTGGCCAGGACCACAACAGACTCATCAGGTGATTACTCTTTCACTGTGGACACCGACCAACCACTCACAGTGGTTGTGGCGGACCAAAACAACTTCGAGAATCTGACCGAGGTCGATGTGGGGTCGGCCTACCCATGGGCATGGTACAGTGGGGGTGACTCACCGGGAGACTACAGGAAGAGCATAGTCCGAGTTGGCAGTTCGAACGCCTATTACGCCAATGGTGGTGGCACGAGATGGAAGACCAAGCCCTCTTACAGGATCATAGATACCTCCGGTTACACCCCAGAGGATCCCTTCAGTGGCAGGGTACAGATGGGATCATACACCGACAGGGGTGTTGGCGAGGGCGCCGAGATCGAGATTGGCATGGCCCAGACCGGTGACACGAGGTTGTCAAGCGGCGGATCCCCCATAGAAGTCACTGCCGATGACATCAGGTTCGGCGAAATGATCAACAGGGTCACTGTCAAGAGCATAGGACGTAACTACCACACACCCATACTCTACCTCAGTGGCACGAGCCTTTCCTATACCACACGCAGTGATCTTGACTACGACTTCACTAGGGTCATAAGTGGCACCACCTACTATTTCAC